GTGGAACAGCGCCCCGATCGACTCGTCGTGCAGCCCGCCCTGCCCCGGGTCGGCCTGATCGAACATCTGCCCCAGCGCGCTGATGCCGTCGTGCAGCGACTTCAGCTTGCCCTGCGCGTTTTCGCTGATCGCGTAGTGCATTTCGGTGGCAGGATCGAACCGCTCTGCGTCCGCGCCGATCATCAGACCAGCCCCCGCGCCAGCACGCCGAGGTCGTTCGCCAACTCGTCCAGTCCGTGCGCCCCGTCGATCAGGTCGTCGCGGTCGATCAGCTTCTCATCGAAGCTCGAAACCCCGCAATTCACGTCGGCCAGCAGGGCGGTCAGCCGCCCGAGGTGCGGCTCGCTCCAGCTGGCCGCCACCCGCCGGGTGAGGTCCTGCAGCGGCTCGATCAGGCCGGTCACCATGACGGTGACCAACTCGGCGTCGCTGTGGATCTCGTGCGTGTCCATCAGTGCCCAGGCCCGCTCGCGCAGGTCCAGCAGGAACCGGCGCTCGGCATCGTTCGGCGCGCGGCGCACGGGCCGGATCGGCTCGCCCGAGAACAGCAGCGATTTGAGAGTGGCAAACAGGCCCGGTTGGGCGGTAGAGACGGCATTAGCTTGGATCATGGCGGTAGCTCCATGTGAAGGGTCAGGGCGGCTCGGGAGCTCCACCTCCCTTGCCGCCCGTTTTTTATGTGCTTATAAAGCCCCCATGTCAACCGTTGATGAGCACAAAAAGAAGCGCATCGGGCGCCCTCCCGTCGATAGTGAGCTGGTCCGCTCACGCCTGCCTCGCGAGCAACTCGACGCTCTCGACGCATGGCGCGCCGCCCAGCCTGACAACCCCGGCCGCCCCGAAGCCATCCGCCGCCTGCTGGCGCAGGTGCTGGGCTGATGACCGAGGACAAGCGCAAGGTCGAGATGGGGCTCGACGACATCCCGCGCTCGGTCCGCCTTCCGCCCGAGGAGGAGTATGTTATGATCTCGCTCATGGAACTCGAGCAGATCGGCCGCGGCACCTCGCCCTTCAAGGAGATCGCAATCTTCATGCTCAGCGTGTTCATCAGCACGCTGCCGGGCGCGTGGCCGTTCCTCGAAGCGGTCGTGAATCGCGCTTCCAGTTTCAATGCGCAGGCCGCGATCTACTGCTTCGTCACCATCTGCTCGGGCATGATCGGGGCGTTTTGCACGTTCGTATGGGCCTATGAGGCGCGCCGCCGGAAGACCCTGATGCGCCGTATCCTCGAACGCAGCAAGACCCGCCTCACCGCCCGCACCGCGCTGGATTACCCGGCACGCTAGCGTCACGGTGCCCAGGCCTCCCCGGTGCCCTCGACCAGCAGCTCGACGCCTTCGCGCCGGCCGATCTCGAGCGGCGGTTGCAGCAGCTCGTAGCGCTCCCCCTCGATCGCGACCGCGTCGGCCGCGGTCAGGGCGGCGGTGAGGCTGTCCCAGCGCAGCCACAGCGACCAGCGCGCGAAGCTGCGGCGACCCTCGCCCTCGCCCCGCTCGCCGCCCGCGATCGGCTTGCGCGAGGCCCAGCGCCCGCCGAGCGTAGTCCAGGTCTCCACCTGCTGCAGCCCGTCGTGCACCAGGTCGCGGCGCAGCAGCGTGACGCGGTGGTCAAGCGAACCGGCCTTCACAGCCAGATCCGGTAATTGGCGAGCAGGTTTTCGACCTGCATCGAGGTCGGCACCTTGGTGGCGATCGTACCGGTGACGAAGCTCTCGCGCTGGGCGAACTGGTCGGCGACCATGATCAGCATCGCAGTCTCGAGCGCGGCCGGCAGCTCAGGGTAGCCGACCTCGAGCGTGACGCGGATCGTGTCCTGACCGCTGCGCTTGCCAAACGGGAAGCACTGCCGCGGCTTTAGTCTGATGATTGCCACAAGTCCGGCAGATCCGAAGTCGTAGATGGTCGGGTCGAGCGTCTGCCAATCTCCCTCGGTGTCCTGCCACTCGATCTGCGTAGCAGCGGTCACCGGCCCGATCGGCAGGTGTACCAAGTCCGACCAGTCGCTGGCCGAGAGGCGCACCGTCTGCGGCACCATGAAGGTCCCGGTGATCGCCTCGGCCTGCGCCCGCGCGGCCGCGATGAAGCGGCCGAGCTTCGCGTCGTGGAGCGTCTCGTCAGCCTCGATCGCGAGGAACTCCTTCACGATCGCCAGGGTCAGCGGTTCGCTGTCCGGCGGCGTGACGGTGACGGGAGCGCTCCACATTGCTGGGGTCAGGCCTTGTCGCTGTCGTCGGCCGCCTGTTTGGCGGGATCGACCCCGAGATTGCGGGCGACAGCCTCGGAGTCCGAGAGCGACGGGTCGTTCATGTCGATGCGCTCGGCTTCGGGCACGTCGCCTTCGGCCGGTTCCGGCTCCGCTGCGGCAGCGGTGGCCTTGGTCTTGTTGGTCATCACAGGTCTCCTCGAGGAAGTTGGCTCTTCCGGGCCGCTGGCCGATCCAGCTGCCGGGAAGAGCGGGCCGGTCGCCCGGCCCGCTCCCGTTTCGGCTTACGCCGAGATCTTGAGGCCCTTCATGGCCTCGGGGTTCTTCACCCCCCCGCCGACGCGCTTCGTGGTGTAGAAGTGGACGAAGGGCTTGCGGGTGTAGGGATCGCGCAGCACGCGCAGACCAATGCGGTCGACCACCTGGTAGGTCTCGCGCATATCGCCGTAGAGCATGGCGATCGCGTTCGCGGCGACGGTCGGCATGCCAGGCAGGTGCACGACCGGCGCACCGCACAGGGTGCTCGGCTGACCCGCCGCGGTCGACGGCTGCCACAGGTAGTCGCCGCTGCCCGAGCTCTTCAGCTTGCGCACCACGCCCGAAGTCGCCCGGTTCATGAAGAACTTGGCGTTCGCCTCGAATTCCTCGGGGAGCGAGTAGACCAGGTCGAGCACCGCATCGGCGTTGTTCAGCAGCGACGCGTTGCCGCTGTTGGTCAGCGTGATCGCGCCGAACGGGTGGCGGGCAGCGTTTGCACCGCCGGTCACGTAGGTCAGGAGACCGTGCGGCTTGTTGCTGCCGTCGCCCGAGAGGAAGGCGATGCCCTCCTGGCGGGCGAACTCGAGGCCGACTTCCTCGGCGAGCCAGGCTTCGATGTCGACTTCCGCGTCATCGATGAGGCCCTGCGAGGCAGCCGGGTTGGCATAGAGTTCGCCGAGCGGGAACGCCAGGCTGGCGAGCGTCGGGGTGGTGGTTTCCGGGCGCGAGGCCTGCTCACCCACCCAGCCCGATCCGGTCGCGCGATCGCTGAAGACCTTGCTGAAGCCGGCCGAGCTGATCACCTGGACCGAGGCTTCCTCGCGGATCCGCGAGACCTGCTTCAGCTTCTGGCCGATGGTGCGATCCCATTCGACCGGCGCGAGGAAGCCGCCCTCGCCATCGGTCTTGGTGGCCTGGGCCTTCAGCTCGTTGAGGCGCTGGCTTTCGACACCCGAGCGGAAGTAGGCCCGGAACTGGTCGGTGTATTCCGGGTCGCGCACCTGGTCGCCGCCGCCGACGCTGGCGGCCGCGATGTCGGCCATCGCCTTGTCGAGCGCGGCCTCGATCCGGGAAACGTCGGCGTTGATGCGGTCGACGTGCTCGGTGAGCACGGTGTCGGACACGCGCGACTTCAGCTCTTCCTCGTGCTTCTCCTTGAACGCGGCGAAGGCCACGTTGAGCTGCTCGATCAGGGCCTTGGGGTCGCTCGCATCGGCGCGCGGGCGGGCGTGGAGTGCGACAGGCGCGCACGCGATGTGGCTTGCCAGCGCGGCGCCGGCGAGCAGGTTCAGCTTCTTCATGATGTTCTCCGAGGTCAGCCCGTCATCTGGGCAAGGAGACTGGCCGCACCCTGCGTCCAGTCGGTGTCGGCAGCGCCCGGCGTGCCTTCGCGGGCAGCGCCAGGCGTGCCCTTGATCTTGTTGATGCGCGCGCGCGCCTCGCTCCGGGTCGCTCCGGCTGAGACCAGCGACAGCTCCATCGCGCGCAGGTCGTTGACGGCGCGATCGGCGGCGCGGGCATTTTCGTCGACGACGATCTGGTCGGCGGCGAGCAGCGCATCGGCGAAGCCGCGCTCGATTGCCATGCTGCCGCTCATGTAGGTTTCGGCGTCCATCCAGCCTTCGATCGCGGCCGGGTCCTTACCGGTGCGCGCGGCGTAGAGGTCGACCATCGCACGGTCGAACGGCTCGAGCCACGCGGCGATCTCGGCGAAGTCATTCCGGTTGCCGGCGGCGAGGACCCAGCAATTGTGGATCATCATGAAGCTGGCGGCGCCGATCTCGATCGTGTCGCCGGCCATCGCGATCACGCTGGCGGCGCTGGCTGCCATGCCCATCACCTTGATGGTGACCAGCTGCTGGTGCTCGCGCAGCACGTTGTAGATCGCGATGCCTTCGAACATGTCGCCGCCGGGCGAGTTGATCTGGACCTCGACCGGACGATCGCCGATCGCGCGAAGCTGCGAGGCAACGCCCTTGGCGGTAATGCCGCCACCCGTCCACCAGTCCTCGCCGATGACGTCGAACATGGTGATCGTCGCATCGCCCTGTGCGAGCGCGCGGATCCCGGCCGCCTCCTCGCCCCACTTGTCGAGGACCGCGGGCCGGGTCAGTGCCTGCGCGCGGCGATCCATCGGAACCGGAAGGGCGCCTGGGCGATCTGCGGCCATCGCGAAGATGCGGGGTTCACGGTGCATTGCTGGTGTTCTCCTGCACCCATGCGGGGCGCTGGCCCGCCGGGTGATCCATCCGGTTCATGTCCATCTTCTCGCGCGCCTCGTCGGGCAGCATGAAGCCGCCCTGCCCGGGGCCGCCGAGAGCCTTGCTCAGGAACTCAGCCTGATCCTTCAGCGAGCCGCGCAGCAGCGCAGCTTCGTTGAACTTGAGGTAGTGGGTCTCGCGCTCGGCATCGGTGAGCAGGGCAGCTGCACCGGTCTCCTCCCAGGCGTTGAACCAGGGCAGGAGGCAGTAGGTCACGAAGAACAGGCCGAGCTGCTCGATACCGCTGCCCCAGCTGGTCTCGTCGAACATCAGCAGCGGACGCGGCACGCCGGTGAAGCGCGAGACTTCCTCGGCCTGGTGCTTGCGCTGGGCGAGCCCTTCGGCGTCCTTGCCACTCGCGCCCAGCGGCGTGACCTCCATTCCTTCCTCGGTGACCAGCCACTTGCCCGAGTTCTCGACCCCACCGTGGCGCTCCTCGAACTGCTGGCGCAGATTGACGATCGCCTGTGCCCCGAGCTTGCCCGGGTGCTTGAGCACGCCGCCGACATAGCTGCCGTTCTTCAACAGGCGCGCCGCCGCCTCATCACTGACGGTGGCGAGACCGAGCGCCTCCTTCGCGAGCTTGAGCAGGCCGACCCCGCGGATCCCATCCGTGCTCCAGGGCGCGCGCAGGTGCATGATCTGGTTGGCCTGATAGACGCGTTCACCGCCCTTCGGCGGATCGTAGCGGTAGGCAAGGCTGAAGTCTGCCGCCTGCTCGATCGTGACCCGGTCGGGGTCGAGCGGCCACAGGGCCTGCGGCCCGCGCACGCCGGGAACGATGTAGGCGAAGGCGTCACCCTTGAGCAGCGCCCGCCCCTGCATGTAGCTCTTGAACTGGTAGGGCGTCTGCGCAGCGTTCGGGCGGACGCGGAGCAGCCGGTGCACCGGATGATCCTTCGCCTTCTCGATGTCGCCGGCGGCGTTGCGCCGGTAAAGGTTGAGCGGAAGGTGCCCGATCGTCGAGGCCGTGACGGTGACCGCGCGGTTGAAGGTAGCGTTGGCCATGGCCGAAGCCTCGGTCACCGGCTTTCCAGCAAGGCTCGCAAGCCCGCCCCGCATGAAGCTAGCCAGCTCGGCCGAGGATTCGATCGATGACAGGTCGTAGGTCTCGTAGGCCATCACCGGGGCGTGCGCGGGCGCAGCGACCGGAGCGGGGCTGGCCGGCGCCGCCGGTCTCACGAAGGCCGCGCCGAGCCAGTCGATCAGGTCTGCCATCAGAGGATCAACAGCCCCCGGTCTTCGTAAACGGATGGTCCATCACTTTCCTCACCTGTCATCGACGCGCCGATCGCCATGATCAGCGCCACCGGGCTGTCGATCTTGGCCTCGGCGTTCGGCTTGTTGGGGTAGACGTTGTCCTTGCGGTCGAGCTGCGCGACCACGTTGTTCATCTGCCACTCCATCACGGGGCAGCCGCCGTGCGCGATCGTCCCGGCCCGGGTCATCGCGTCCAGCTCCTTCATCGGCTCGCTCATGTTGAGCACGAGCTGCTTGTACTCGAGCATCGGCAGCCCGGACTTCATTGCCGTGGTGACGAAGTAGTTGGCCTGGAACGGGTCGTAGGGCACGCTCTCGAGCTGCATCACCCGGGCGATCTCATCGAGCTTGGCGAGGATCTCGTCATAGTCGATGATGTCGCCGGGGTTGACCTCGAGCAGCTCCTTCGCGTGCCATCCCGCATAGGTCGGCCGGTCCTCCACCGTCTTGGTCGGCAGGAAGTACCAGCCCGCCCGGATTACCGGATCGTCGACCGTCGGCCGCTCGCCTTCCGGCATGATCAGCAGCTCGAGCGCCGCGATGTCGATCTTGGAGGCGAGGTCCACCGCAGCGATCGCCCGCCGCCCGTGCAGTCGCGGCAGCGCCAGCAGCTCGTCGCCGCGCGTCGGCAGCCAGTCGCGCTGGCAGCGCCGCCAGGCCTCGATGTCGAAGTAAGCCGACTTCGCCGACACCCAGAGGTTAAGGTGCTTGGTCTTGAACACTCCCGCCTTGCGGGGCGTGCGGATCGCGGCGGTCTGCTCGCCGATCAGGAAGTCCTCGAGCACCGAGACCCCGAGGTTCGGGTTCGCCTTGCGCAGCGCGGCCGGGCTCTTCCAGTCGTCGTCCGGGTCGATCGTGTACTC